CTTCCAGACGAAATGTATGAGTTTATAAATACAGATGGGATAGATCTTGATATTGAGCCTCTTGAAGATGAGGAAACAGAAGAGCAGCCAGACTATAGATATGTTAATCTTTGCTTTTTACCAGATACAGAAAAAGAGTTTGAAGAGATACTCGACGAAATATCAACTCTATACGGTTCAAAGGTGATCGTTTCAGAGGAAGACTATCCACTTACAAAGGAACTATTGACAAAGGCGCACAGGGCGGGTTTTAAAAGTCCAGGTCAAGCATTTAGAAAGTTTATTGATATTGTAAAGGACAGTATTGAACTGCAACCTATTGAAGATAAAGAAGTTAGTCGCAAAAAAGATAAATAAAGGCAGAGCGGGGGAGTAATGCGTAATGCCTACTAAAAAAAAGAGCCTCAAGAAAGCAGTACCAAAGAAAGTAACCAAAAAAACAACCAGAAAGCTAACCAGAAAGCTAACTCCTGGAACTACTGCGAAAGGTGGACGACCTAAAAAAAAGACAGACTGGAAAGAGGTAGATAAATTATTAAAGTTGGGCTGTGTTGGTGAGGAAGTCGCTCAATATTTAGGCTGCTCTTATGATACTATCTCCCGGAACTGCTTAAAGGATCATAAGATATTATACTCAGATTATGTTGAGGAACACTCAGCTCCATTCAGGGTCAGCTTGAGACGTTTACAATTAAGATCAGCGCAAGGAGTGAGGGCAAAAGAGAAGCTCGATAAAAATGGAGCAGTAGCAAACCCGGAGAGAGGGTTCTATATTCAGCCGTCGATCGCAATGCAAATATTTCTTGGTAAACAATATCTAAATCAGAAAGACAGACCAGAGACAGAGGGGACAGGAATAGAGGCAACAGATTTTGAATATGAGATTATAGAGAATGATAAAGATAAAAGCTAAAGTTCGAATGTTAAAGCATCAATATGATTTTGCAATGGATAAAGGAAAATATCTTGCAATGGTTGGCGGTTACGGTTCTGGTAAATCCTTTGCAGACGTTTACAGAGGGAATGAATTAATCCGCTGGCGATGTTCAAGGGGTGAATATCCGGTGATCCTGGTAACAAGTCCGACATTCAGGCTATTAGAAGACGTGAATATTCCTCGTTTTGAGGCGTTCATGAATAAATATAGAGTTCGTTATACATTCCAGAAATCTAAGCATAAAATGATAATAAAATCCGGGACATTAAAGGGTGAATATTGGTTCAGATCTGCAGTAAATTACGAGAGGATAGTCGGATTCGATGCAACAGACGCAATTATGGATGAGCATGACACACTCAGAAGAAGTGAGCAAGAGGCAGTATGGATTAAAGTGATGGCCAGATTGAGAGGTGCGAAAGATGCAACGCTGGCAATTTCAACCACACCAGAGGGATTCAAACAAACACATCAGAAGTTTGTAGAGGAGAAGATAGGCCGTCTCATTAAGGCCAAAACCTCAGACAATATATTCTTACCACCGGATTACATTGAGAGCTTATACAACCAATTTGATAAGCTATTAGTTCAGCAATATGTAAACGCTGAATTTGTGAACATTAATAGATTAGCTGCCTATTATGCTTTTAATAGAGAGCTACTTATTGATAAATATAAACCCGTTACTCAGACAATCCTGGTTGGTGTTGACTTTAATGTTGATCCTATGACTGCAACGATAGCAGAGCAAGTATTTGAAGACGGTAGATTAATGTTATATGTTTATGATGAGATCTATTTGAAAGACAGTAACACGTATAGAATGGTAGAACAGATCTTGCAGAGACATCCAGGGAAGAGAGTCATTTGCTTTCCAGATATGACGGGCGGAAATAGAAAATCCTCAGCTACATTCACAGACATCGTGATCCTGAAAAAAGCAGGGTTTGAAATCAGGGGTATCAATAATCCAAGAGTAAAGGATCGGCTGAACACAGTTAATAATTTATTTGATAAAAAAGGTGTAAAAATAGTTAAGACTTTGAAGTATTTAATCAGAGACTTTGAGCAGGTTGGAGTTGATGAGTATGGAGAGTTAGACAAAAAGAATCTGGAGCTTACGCATTGTTCGGATAATTTTGGATATTTAGTCTTTCGGTTATATCCGTTAATGAAGCGCAACACATTCACAGCTCAGAATATTTAGGAGGCATAAATGGACATTCTATTTGTATTCGCGATGTATAGTTATTTTATATTTGAGGGTTGGACAGAGGCAATGTCAACGAAAGGGATATTATTCGACAAAAAAGAATACCAGGATAAATATCATTGGAAGCGAGTATTTGAAATGTTATCAATAGCTGCAGCAACTCATATTAGATTTATCGCTACCGGCTCATATTACATGATTCCAATATTTTGGCTATGTGCAATATCTGGCTTAGGTTTATATGAAATGGTATTCTCTAAAATCGGATATGGAAATTATCTGCATAATAAGACAAGTAAATGGTTCTGTTTCAAACATCCGAAGGGGTGGGTCAATTTAGTAGTGTTCATTATATTTGGTATTTTAACAGCCTATTTAATCCCTAAATAATGAATAAAGACTTGACAAGAGATTCAGAAAAGAGAGCTTTGACAATAGAGATCGAGACTCGTTAAAACGAATTTCGAGCGTAACTCGTAAAACTGCGCTATAAGGGGATTACATGAATATTATAGAGCAGCAACTATTATCAGCAAAATGGGGAGACGACTTTAATCGTAGAACCTTAATTGCTAAATTAATTGACTATTATGAGAACAATCAAGAGAAATATTTAAAGGCTGCGCTTACAAAATCATATCCTAAAACAGCTAAAAGCATGTTCAGCAAATACAAATACACCTATCCACTAACAAATAGAATTTTCGACGACATAAGTATATTATTCAACAATCCAGTTAAGATAAAAACCGATAAAGAGACCCTTGAGGAATCACTTGAGGATATCATAAGCGGTGCGAAGACAAATGCAGTATTAGCAAAAGTTAATCTCCTGGTGAATTTAACGCATAAGGTTGGAGTAATCCCGGTATGGAGAAACGAAAAAGTAGAGCTGGACATCATAACTGGAGACACTTGTTTTATTATACAAGACGAGGATAATCCAACTCAGATCAAAGAGTTATATTATCAAGTTGCAATTTTAATAAATACACCCGGAAAGTTACAGAGCGTACAGGCCTATGTCAGATGGACGAACGAAACTCAATCAATAGTTGACGTTGATAATGGGACAGGGAACATTCAAAATGAGCGGGATATTGTAGACAATAAATACGGTGAAATCCCGGTTGTATGGTTCGAGAATGATATACCGATAAAGCGTTTCTGGTATGACAAAAGAAATCACATAGTAGATACGAACGAAATGGTGAATTGTGAACTTACAAATTTTAGATATATCCTTGCTTTCCAGGCGTTTAGCACGTTAGTTGAAATTGGGAACGATGATAAAAGTACAAAGCCTTTCGGCCCCAGTTTTAGTTTAAGACTTCCATACGACCCGTCTAATCCTCAGCAAAAGCCAGATGCTAAATATATTACACCGAGTCCGGCACTTGAGAAGATTTGGAAAGTGATAATGGATATTATTATCGGAGCAGCTCAGGCTGTTGGAATCTCAGCGGAGGCATACCGGAGAGAAAATTCAACACTCAATTCCGGGTATCAACTAAAACTCAGTAAAGCCGATATTCTCAAGAAGACAATAGCGGATAGACCTTTCTATCGTGAGAGCATTAAAAAGTTAGTCGGATTTATGACTACATTATTCACTCAGAACAATACAAGTAAGACTTTTGATGGAGCTGAATTCAGCGTTGATTTTGGAGAGGTGATATTTGACGAGAATCCAAAAGAGAAAGAAGAGATCAGGGCAATGCGTAAAGCAAACGGGACAGCTAATATTATTGATTTCATTATGGAAGACAACCCGGATATTAAAACAAGAAAGGATGCTATTGATGTTTATAAAGAGAGACAGAAAGAAGTTGAACAATTTCCTGTCGGATCAAAATTAGAGGATGCAATCAATGAGTAAAATATTGGAGGGCAAGTGAAAATTAAATACAAATATCCACCAAATTATAAGGAGATAGTCGAACGTTTCCCAGCAGTTAAGAGAATGCCGGGGGTTGTAGTTACTTATGAAAATGTGTTATATGTTCCAAGCGGATCTAATATCCCACCTGATTTGATGGTACATGAAGAAACACACATGAAGCAGCAAAATGATATGGGTGTAAAGGAGTGGTGGAAACATTATTTTTTATATGATGAGTTTAGACTTAAACAGGAAGTTGAAGCATATCATAACCAATTTAAATATGCAAAACTACATTATGGCAGGCAGCAAAGTAGGAAGATATTAAGAAAGATTGCAAAGGATTTGAGTTGCCCGATGTATGGTAATATTATTTCAAAAGATAAAGCAAAAGAATTAATAAAAGCAGGTATCAATGAGTAAAATAACTGATCTATTCCAAGCAAATGCAGATAAGTTCAGTAAGCAGATCACAGGTGTTGCTAAATCTGTTGAGCTTGGTATGCTTGAATTGATTAAGGATTTAAAGACCAAAGCTGGAAGATTTGTATTTGGTAACGATAATTTAAAGGATGTAATGAAATATGAATCACTACTGGAAGAGATAATAAATGCTGGCGGTTATACTGCTTGGCTAAATAGCGTAAATTCAGACTTCCCTAAGTTAATAAATAAAATGCCAAAGGGAATGTTAAAAAAAGCAGATGCAGCAACATTGAAGTTTTTACAGCAGATAGATCAAACTGAATTAAAAGGAATATCTGTAAAGGTAGCCAAAAATTTGCAGGGTGCATTAAAAGAATTAGTCATTAATGGTGGAACGTATAAAGATGCAGTATTAGCAGTTAAAAAAAACGCTGGTAAGCTTGAGAAATATGCAGAGACATATGTTAATACATCGAGGACTCAAGTTAGCCAGAAGATCACGGATTTACAGGCACAGCACATGGTTGAAGATGGTGAATCAGTCTATTGGGAATATGCAGGATCACCGATTGACGATAAGACAAGAGATCAATGCGTCGAAGGATTAAATAAACGATATTTCACAGATGCAGAAAAGATTGAATTTCAAGGACGAGGATTACGCTGGAATTGCAGACATGAGTTTGTATTAATATCAAAAGAAACTTATGATAAAGGAACAGGACGAGGCAAATGAGTAAACACAAAGATAAATTTAGAATTGGCTATTCGGACGCATATGCAAAGGGCTATACTAAGATAGATTGGGGAAAAGGCAAAATAACAAAACCTGGGACAAAACCCATAAAAAATGAGGAGAAGAAAAATGGCAAAGATTAATGTAAAAGAAATGTTCGCTAATGCAGGCGTTGAAAATGCAGAGTTAGAGTCGGCAATCGAAACTGTTATTACAAATGCAAATGAAAACGGTGACGGTGGACGTAATGCAGAATTCAGGGTTAAAAAAGCTCTTGGCCAAAGAGACGATCTACAAGGAAAACTCACAGAATCTGAGGTCAAAATTGATGGACTCAACAGTAAAATTAATGGGTTTACAGGACAAATCGAAGAGCTTGGAAAATACAAAACTCAAGTCGAAGATTGGACGAAAAACACAAACACTAAAAATCTTGAATCCTGGAACAAACGTAAGACCCTATTTGCCGTTAAAGAGGGAGAAAAATTATTCGATAAAGTTTCAAAAGTTAAAGATAAATTCCATTTAGGTGACGAACTTACACCGGAACAGATCTCGGCTAACCTCAACTTGATTAGCACCTATGATGAGATCGAGTATTTCAAAGGCGAAAAGGACGCAACTAATTACAACCATAGTAAACCAGGTGGAGACCAAATCGTAGGCGGAGAATTCTACGGTTATGACTCTCCTCAACAGCTTGCGTGGAAAGATCCGAAACTTTACGAAAAATGGAGAAAGGAAAACAAAAAATAGTAGCGGGCAAAAGGTAAGGACAAAATGGCAGTAACAGATGTCGGAGTAGCAGTCGGTGGACTTGGAACAGTAATTGCAGACGCAGTTATGCAGTTTAATAAAGCAAATGTGTTGTTCAATTTGATTACAACCAAATCAGCACCAGCAGGGAGCTTAAATGTAACATTCCCTCAATATACAAAGGTCGCAAGTTCAGATGTTGCAGCAGATGCAACCGGAGCTGAGGAGACTGATACAGCCGCAACAAGTATCATAACCGCAGCTACAACCGTAGAAGTTCTCAGAAATGTGATCCGTGCGGACATAACGGACCTGGTTCAATTTGGGTCAGACGATAGCATCATGGCAAACGCAGGCGCAATATTAGGGAACGCAATGGCTGCAAAATATGATGATGATGTAGTTGCATTATTCGCAAATATAGCAACCACAGTCGGAGACGGAAGCGCAGCTATAACCTTGCTTAATATTTTTGATGCAGTTGAGGCGTTACACTCACAGTCTGCACCAACAGTTAATGGCAAGTATTGGGGTGTATTCCATCCAAAGCAAATTTGGGGAACGTATGGCTTGATCAATGCAATCGACGGAGTATCATTTGATAAAACAAATGAAATGCTTAACACCGGATATGTTGGTAATATTGCAGGCGTTGAGATATTTACAACTCCAGAAATTGATCCAGCAACAGGCACAGGATCAGACGAAGCGTGCGGGTGTATTTTCTCACCTCAAGCGTTTTGTGGTGGATACAAAGAGATCGACGGAGCTGGCTTTATAAACATAGAGCCTCAACGTGATGCAAGTAAAGCGTTGACTGAACTTATCTGTAATGGATATTATGCAGTTGATGAGTTAGTTGATCTGTATGCAGTCAGAGTCTTGACAGCAGCTCAAGCATCAAGTTAAGAAATACGGATAACATATAACCTTGGCGGGATTCCCCGCCAGGGTCTTTAAGGTGGAATTATGGGAGTATGGGGAGCGGCAATCTTATCAAGTACGACTACAATAGCGGAGATTGAAACAGAGGTCAACACACTTACGGCGACTAACTGGAATAATGCTATTGCGTTAGGTAAAGAGCTAATCGGTGACAAGCTGGAATTACTACTTACCAGTAAAGGAATAAAAGTTGATGAGAGCGGCGGAGAGGTTCTCTTAGATGTGATCCTAAACCCGACAGTCTTTAATCGCTCAAGTGATTATTTAGTCTTATCATCCATTTATGAGGATCTATCTCAAGGAATGGATGGACTCTATAAAATAAAGGCTGAAAAGTACGACGCAAAATTTACTCTTAAATTTGCGGAAGATCTGGAGAGAATGAATCTTGATACAAATTTAGATAGTGCTGCAGACATTTATAGATTTTCAGCAGTTGGAGAATTGAGCAGATGAGCGGTACAGGAATGACTTTGACGCCAATACCGAACTTCGGTAAATTAGGAAACTCATTAATGACCAAAAAAGACATCCTTAAATTGGCCATTGATACTACTACATCCATAAGAAAGCGAACAAAGGAGCAGGGAGTCGATTTCAGAGGTACACCGTTTAAAAACTACACTAAACCTTATGCTATAAGAAAGGGGCAGTCATTCGTTAATTTAACAGGGACAAGCGCAGGATCCAGGATGCTAAATAGTATGAAGCAAACGGCGACCGGGAAAAAAGGTTTTATTTACTTTGGAGATAGTGACAAAAATAACCTTGCTATTTATAACAGTAAATTAAGAGAATTTTTTGAGATAGGTAAAGACGATGAGAAGATGATCTCAAAGAATTATGAAGCATTACTTCGGAAAAAAATTAGTAAATGGGAGAGAGCAAAATGACCGATAAAGGTTGGGCAATGTTGAGCGCATTGAAAGGAATACTCGCAACACAGATCGCAACAAGCGCTAAATATTATGGTTACTTTCCAGACGATGTAAATTTAATAGGTAATAAATACCCGGCGATCCTCGTGAGAGACGGAGACGAATCCGATACTTTGAACACCGGGACATATATTGAGCAGGATATGCAAGTCGTAATTTATCTGTATGTAACTGATATCGTTGACAGGATCAAAAATACTTTAGCGTTGCAGCGGAAAATTACAGATGCTTGCATGAAAGATTTAACGGTCGGAGGAACGGCAATTTTAATTGAGCCGTCCATAATTGAAAAGGGAGAATATTCAGAGATAGCAGACAAATTCAACGCTGGATTTTATCCTAATCTAACAGTTAGAAAGCTGTATTTTAATGTAAAAATATATGACACAAGGAGCTTATGATGAGAGTAGATCTAAAAGCCGGAGTCGCACCGTTTGGGGTCAAAATGTTCAAGAAATACTGGAAAATTCCTCAAGACGTAATCCCAGAGGAACTATTCGACACGATCAAAGACAGGGTGGATATTAGAGACGAGGAAGTCTTTGCGAAAAACAAAAAGGCTAAACGTCTCAGGTTAGAGAAGAGGAGAGAAAGAATCCTCTATGAAAAATGGGCGAAGAGACATCCAAAAATGGCAGCAGAGGCAAAAGCCAAAGCTAAGGCAGAGGCAAAAGCAAAAAAAGAAGCTGCTAAAAAAGCTAAGAAGTAGGTGACATTATGAAAGTAGAATTAAAGAAAGGAATTGAACCTTTTGTTTATCCTAAATTCGGAAAGGTTTATTACATCCCTAAAGATGATATTCCAACAGAGGTGTTTGAATTACTCAAACATAAAGTAAAAAAAGCGAAAGCCGAAAAGGTAGGTGAATAATGGCCAACGAAAGATATTCAAATAATTATTTAACTGTTATTGGGAAAGAGACGGAATATGGAAAGCAGCAGCTAACTTATGCTGTAATCTTGCCGGATAAACTCGAACTCAAGAAGACTATTGCCAGCATTGATATAGCTCAAAAGACAGGGGTGCTGACAAAGAAAAACACAGAGAAACTTGCAGGCTATACGGGTGGAACTGGTGCGCAAAGTGGTGATCTTGTACCTGGAGTCTTAGCAGCGTCAACACTTGCTATCATGCTTGAGGCATTATTTCAAGATACAGCTACACCGTTTATAGTTCCAGCAATCGGAACAGTACCGTTGAGTTATTCGTTATTCCAATTCTTTAATGACGATAACGCTAACACCGGAACAGGGTGCGTTTTAGAATCGTTAGATATAGCTGGATCAGGCGGAGGAGCTATCACATACGCTGCAAATTGGAGATCTCAAGAAGTTCTTTACGAGGCAACTCCAACCTTAGTCGGTGGTGATCCTTTCGGATCTATTCCTAGTGTTGTACCCGCAGTCTTTGCGCTTACAACTCTTGATTTATTCGGTGGTGACACAAATATAACAAAACTCAATTCATTCTCATTGAGCTTGAAAAATACATTTGTTGAAGATCCTCTGATTTATCAAAATAGTAATAAGAAAATTCAAGAGATCATTAAAGGTTTTGAGGGTTCTCTTAATATCGAGTGGAATTATGACAAAGAAAATGACGACGATATAAGTGGTAAGTTGATGTCAAACACATTAACAACTGTAACCTTTACTATCTCAAACGGATCACAGGATTGGACATTTACCATGTATGGAATGGTAACGGATTATTCACCGTCAGAACCAGACAAGAGCATCTTTACAAGCTCAATGGTTTTCGAATTGATGTCAGATACATCACACGCAGCAATATCCGTTTCAGCAAAAGACACACCAGCATAAAAGGAGAGGGCAAAATGGACGAAATCAAAAATTGTGAATGGTTAGACGAACAGCCTGGTTTTCTCAAGGACGTGATAATTGACGGCAAGAAAATTGCTACAATTCACGCCTTGACTAAACTGGATTTAGGTGAGATCAGAAGAAAAGCAAACACTAAAACTGAATATAACGTAGAAACAAAAAAAATGTATGTGATCTCAAACGTCGAATTGATAGAAGTCGCTCAAATGTACCAATCACTTATTGGTTACAAAGAGGCGGGTTGGACGTTTAGTAAACCCGTGACGGAAGCGAACATTAATCATTTACCTAAGAAGTATTTTAAAGCGATCACAGACGCTATTGTGGAGCTTGGGAATCAGAATGATATTACAGGCGGACAGTCAAAAAACTAATAGAGGCGGTTCGACTTTATGAGAATAATAGGAACGTCGAGCCGCTACTAAATGGGGATGCTGGTGAATATGCCTTTTGTAGAAACTGTCAAAGTCGTGAATGGTGCAATAAAAAAGGACGCAAGATCTTATGGAGTAATCAGGTTGTTATTGACACGGCTTATGAAATTGAGGCAGGATTTAAACATTATATTTGGCCAGGTGGATTATACGATCAGCCTCTTTGGTTCATTATATTATTAAGAATTGCTCAACATGAAATAACTAAAGTAAGAAGAGAGAAAAGAAAAAAAAGAAAGAAGAGAGCCGGGAAATGAAAAAAGTTAGACTTGAGATCAATGCTGAAAACAAGAAAGCTGAGAGAGACTTAAAAAGAGTTGATGGATCAATAAGGAAAACCGTCAAAGCCTTAGCGCTCGGAACGGCCGGACTCTATGCAATGAAAAAAGGTTTTGATTTTTTAAAAGAGTCAACTAAGCAAGCGATGGAACAAGAGACTACATTTAATACTTTGAAAAATACAGTTGAATTGACAGGCAAGTCGTGGGGAGAAGCAAAGCTCGAACTCGACGGTTTATTCTCCGTGCTGCAGGAAACAACCAAGTTTGGTGACACAGACTCAGCAAAGATGCTGCAGCAACTAACCATATTGACCGGAGATTATGAGGCCTCAGTTAAAGGTTTGCCATTAGCTTTAGATATGGCAAGCTCCGGGTTATTCAATGCAGAGACAGCGGGTCGTTATTTAGGTATGGCGTTAGCTGGAAATATTCAAATGTTAGGTCGTTATATTCCTGAATTGAAAGCCTCGGTATCCCCTCAACTCAAGACAATGAACGCAGTACAAAAAACAGCGTTTGCCGTTGATTTATTAACAAAGAAATTCGGTGGAATGGCAGCAAAAGAATTAGATACAACCGCCGGGCAATGGAAACAATTCCATAATTATTGGGGAGATTTACAAGAGGCAATCGGAGACGCTTTTCTGCCTATGATAAATGATTTTTTACCAGACGCTTTATGGGGAATTGAACAGATCCTGGCAAAGATGAATGATGAAAACCTCTTATTAGAAACACAATCAGAGGTAATTAAAAGACTCAAGGATATGTCTAAAGAGCAGAAAGCGGAAGAGCTTGCAAGAATATCTGAAAAATTAGCAGCGGAAGAAAGATATTATAAAGAGCAGGAAGAGTTACAGGAACAGGCAATGCTTGGCCAGAATTTATTGACTAGAATTGTAGATAAAGCATATTTTGATAAACAGAAATCCATTGAGACAACAGCAAAACTTGAGAAAAAATTCTCAGCAGAGAGAATTGAAGAATTAAAGAACATGGTTAAATGGACAAAATCCTATATAGAGAATAGTGTAGAAATGGCCAGCACAGAATTGTTTGAGCCTTATATTGTTAAACTCCGGGAAGTAGAAGAGATATTTATTGAAATGGGAGAGGCAGGCGGACGCTTACCTATGCCTGGATTAGATGATAAAATATTAGAAGCAAATGAGAAAATCATAGCTCAAGTGAAAGCTGAAATAAAAGCTCAAGAAGATTTAAAGAAAACAAAGCAAGACGCAGTTATTCAGGATCTAAAAAACGCTACATTATCCGGTCAATCAGCTATGGAAGCAATGAAAAACGTCGTTAAAGCTGAGGCGATGGAAGCAACGGCAGGATATTTCGCAAGCATTCTAAAGACTGTGCCATTTCCAATTAATTTAATCTTAGCAGCTGGGGCAGGTGGAGTTGTCTCAGGATTATTAAGTAAAGTTATGGGTAATATTCCAAACTTCGCAACTGGAGCAGATTTTACTGTCCCGCCAGGTTACGAGAATGATAGTTATATGATGCGGGTGCAATCCAGAGAAAGAGTAACAGTCACTCCAGAAGGTCAAGTCGGACAAACAGAGGATCTGTTGCAAATTCTCATTAAAACCTTAGAGAATAAACCAGTTGCGAATACAGTTGTATTTGATGATATTGGAATGAGCCGATATGTTGAACAAGGAAATAATAGAAGAGTAGTTATATGAATATAGAATTTTGGAATTTAGCACAAGACACAG